AGGGGACAGGTCATGTCCACCCATATTATGAATCCGGTACGCGGTAAGCGTATCCGCATCACGGAACTTGACGCGTGTGGCCACCCGCCTACCTCTGGCGGCACGTCTATCGTGTCGGATGGTTTCATCACGGTAAATTTCACGTCAGAGAAGGAAGATGGTGCCGAGATCATTCAGAAGAATGCGTGGGGCGCGCTCTGTGTGAATGAGAAGGCAAATGATTCTTTCAAGCGGTTGAGTGTGGAGATTGAGTTCTGTGGTGTGAACCCGAACCTGATTGCTGCGGTCACGAACGCGAAGGTCTACAAGGATGGGCCGACCGGTGACGTCATCGGTTTCACTGTTGGTGAGGGCCCGATTGATGGAAATTTCGCTCTCGAACTATGGTTGGGCTTGTCTGGCATGGCCTGTGGTGCCGGTGAAGAAGGCTCTGTTTATCTGTTGCTGCCGTATGTCGGTCAGGGTGTCCTTGGTGATATCACGGTTGATGGCGAAAATGCGGTGACGTTCTCTCTCACTGGCGCGTTCACTAAGGGCGGGAATGGTTGGGATACTGGCCCATTCAAGGTGGTCCGTAACGAGGAGGGGGTTGCTGCGAAGTTGCCGGTCGCGTTGGATTCGCTGGACCATCTGCTGTTGATTGATACGGCTGAGGCTCCTCCTGCGGCATCTTCTGATCCGGTTCCGTTCCCGGTCTAGAACAGTGCATGATTATGGGGTGGCCCATCTAACCTTGAATAGTGTTGGGTGGGCCACCCGTGGTTTTAAGAGGCGTGATGGTGTGTGAGTGGCCGGTGGTTTACCCGGTATGTGATAGCCCTACAGGGAATGAGTTCCTGACTGGTGAGTGTGCCCCGGGAGTGTTTGTGGCGACGAGGCGTGCGGCGCCGGAGTTTGAGGCGATGGCTGTAGGGTTCTTGGATTCGTGGACGCGGGGCGTGTTCGGTGTGTGTGATGTGACGGTACGGCCGTGCGTGGTCTCCGAGTGTGACAGTTCGTGGTCTACATTTTGGGGGAACACGGCCGGTGGTGCCGGGTATCCATCTCGTGACGGGTGGGGTGTCGGTATTGGGGGCCGCTGGTTTCCGATGGTGTGTGGTTCGTGTGCTGATTACCGGTGTGTGTGTCCCCGGTCAGGATCTATCGCGTTGCCGGGACCGGTGGAGGCGGTGACGCGTGTCCAGGTTGGGGATACTGTTCTCACGCCAGGTCAATATCGAGTGACAGGGCATCGTTTCTTATCGAGGACTGATGGTGGGGCGTGGCCTAGGGTGCAGGATTTTTGTGCCGACAGGGGCGCTCCGGACACGTTTTTTATTGACTATCGGCGTGGTGTCCCGGTCCCGGAGGGGGGAAGGATCGCGGCTGGCGTTTTGGCTTTGGAGATGGAGAAAGCCGCATGTGGTGCTGATGATTGTGCGCTACCGTCGCGGCTCCAGTCGGTGACTCGGCAAGGTGTCCAGGTTGATGTTGTGGATTCGTGGCAGGATTTGAAGGACGGGCAGACGGGGTTGTGGCTTGTTGATACGTGGGTCCAGTCGGTGGTCCGTCCGGCCCGGCGGGCCACGGTGTCGTCTCCTGATTTTAGGAGGCGGTGATGGGTGCACCTTTGTGGCAGCGTCCGCGGGGCGAGTGGGATGTGACGACTCGGACTGGGTTTGAGCTTCTTGAGGGTGGGCTGGCGGCGTTGTCTCAGCCTGTTGGGCGCGTGTTTTTTTCACCGGGTCAGGAGATCGCGTGGGATACGGATTGTCAGGGAATGTTGTGGGTCCGGATAGCGGAGATCACTGACCCGCCTGAGGCTAGGAAGGGTTGCTTTATTGGCTGGGATGTGACCTATGGTCTTGGCGTGTTGCGGTGTGTCGCGACGGTTGATAATCAGGGACGTCCGCCGTCACCGACGGAGATGACTCGTGATGCGCTTGTGTTGCAGACTGACCGTCTTGATTTGGAGTGTTTCCTTGCGGAGCACACTAGGGCGTGGGGCATGGTGTGGACTCCTGATGGGCCGGAGGGTGGTGCCGCTGTTGGTGAGTGGCTGTTCACGTTGCGTGTAGGGGTTTCCTGATGGCTAAGACATCGGGGGTGAGGTTGCGGCTGGATGCGAAGGCCGCGATCACGTATGCGGATTCCCAGTCGCAGAAGGCGGCTAGGCGTGCGGCTCGTATTGCGGTGCAGCGTGCGAAGTCGAATGTGGCTCGGAAGGGCCGGATTGATACGGGCCGTATGCGTGCTTCGATTGAGGTGCATTCGGAGAAGCGTAAACGGTTGCATCCGGCGTATGTTGTGGGGCCGCGTGTGAAGTATGGGAAATATCAGGAGTTTGGGACCCGGGCGCATGGGCCGAAGAAGGCGCGGGTGATGCGGTTTACTCCGAAGGGTTCTAACCGGGTGGTGTATGCGCGGTGGGTGCGGGGGGTGAAGGCTGCGCATTTTATGCGGGATGCGTTGAATAGTGTGAATGTTCGGGATTATACGGGCTAGTATGGGGTTGGCTGGTTGTTTCTGGTGGAAGGAAGATAACGGTGGCGAATGCGTTTCAGACACCGCGGCAAGCGCGGGCTCAGGGCACGGTGAAAGAACTGGACCCTGCACTAGACCCTACAGTGGTGGAGGCAGTCCAAGCTGTGGCGCCGACGGTGGTTCCGGTGCATCGTATTGAGAAGGCTGACCGGGTGAAGCCGGGAGAGTCGTCTCAGAATGATCGGGTGACGGTCCGGCTTGCGGGTAAGCGGTATGATGTGTGGCGTCCGAAGTTGCGTGATATCGCGTTGTTTAACGAGCTCGGTACCCTGTTGAAGTCGGGGCAGTTCACTCAGGCTGGTCTTGATGTGAAGGTTGGCCAGATGATTGATGCCTTCTTTGATGAGGGTGATGTGGATGTGATTGTGTCCCGGTTGAATGACCGGTCGGATCGTCTTGATATCGCGGAGATCATTGAGGGCTTGGCTAATCTCATGAATGGTCATGAGACTTTTCCTACTGGTTGACGGCTCGGCTTATCGCTACGGGGCGTGAGTTGTTGTCTGAGATTGATGGTTTCATGTTGGCTCGTGGTGTGGATGTTCAAGAGTTGTCGCTGGATAGGTTCGCGAATGTGGCCTATTGGTGGTTGTTTAAGGATGTTCAGGATCGTGAGTCGCGTGAGAAGTTGAATTCTCGGTTGTGGATGCCTCCGAAGGGTGTGGTGGCTGAGTCGGGTCCGTGGTCGCGTGAGGCTGAGTTGGCTTCTGCGCGGGCGTTGGCGGATAAGCTTGGTTTGAAGGCTGGGCGTATTAAACAATAACCCCTCATTGTAGACCCCTCCTGTTTTCGTACTGTAACGGTATGATGGCGGGAGGGGTCTTACTGTGTCTAGAGGGGGCGAGCGATGTCCAACGTGATCGGCGAAGCCGACATCATCATCGGCGCGGACGCCACCGGATTCGCCAACGAACTCAGCTCCACCGCACAGGCAGCAGCAGATCAAGCGTCCGCCACTGTCCAATCCATGGCCGCACGGATACAGCAAGCCACCGCGAACGTGTGGGCGAAAGTCGCGTCTGGTGTCTCCTCGACATTCGCTAATGTTCGTGACACCGTCTCGAATATCACTACCTCTATCGCTGACCGGATACGGTCGGGATTCGACTCTGCGGTCGCAGGTATTAGTTCCACCGCGTCTCGTATTGCGGCGCCTTTCAGTAATGCTTTTGAGCGTGTCCATGAAGTAGTACGCCACTCCGTGGAGACATGGAAAGGGCGGTTCACCGAACTGGGCGCGTCCGCAGCGGGTGTGGCCGGTCGTATTGCGGCGCCTTTCGCGTCCGCAGTGGGAACAATCAGAGGAACCATTTCTGGTCTCGGCACGGTTTTCACCCCGGTAGCCTCCTCAATCAGCTCGACAATGGGCCGGGTATGGTCCGGGATCTCCTCTGGTGCATCGACCGCGTTCTCCGGTATCGGTGTCCTAGCTTCCCGTGCGGGTAGTGCTGTCTCTTCGGCGTGGTCTACCGCATCTAGTGCCGCGGGCCGGGCTTTCTCTGGGATCTCTTCAACAGCTTCTAGTGCTTTCTCGAGGATTGTGTCAGCTGCCGGTTCTGCCGGTAGTGCTATAGGTTCGGCTCTCACCTCCGCGGCGGGTGCCGCGAT